AGGATAGTTCGATGTCGTATATAGATTTCATGAGATTATTATATACCCCTTTTTAAGATCTTATTTTATTAATTTGTGCTTTAGCAACTTTTAAGGCATTGCCAGTGATTGGGCTATATCCGTTTATTTTGTTACATTTAGTCAGGGCAAATGTAAGAAAATCCTTAATATACTTAGCCTTATCCCCTGATTCTTTATATGCTATAGCATATGCAAAAGTTGATATATTATAAGATGTAGAAAATACATTCTTATAGTTTAGTATTGCAGATCCATTTTCATTAAAAGATAGTTTAGATAAAAATGTTGCTGCTGTAGATGGAGTTGGATATGTAAATTTACCTGCTTCATTTTCAATTCCTGCAGTTTTAAGGTCTTTGGTATATGAAACTTCATTGTAAGAAATTGAACCTTTAAACATTTTTTGACTCATCGCTACTTGTGTTGATCCACTCACACCTTGAAAGTATGGGCTCATTGTCCCTGGAAATGCAGTCTTAAAGTCCTTATGTCCTGACTTATTCCAAATTTGTGGAGCAACAGTATTTAAATAAGAAGTAAATACTTCAGATGTTCCAGACCCATCCATTCTATAAATAACAGTTATTCTAACTTTGGGCAATTTACCTAAATTTATCTTCTGTATCTCTGGATCATTCCACATTGTAATTTGTCCAGCAAATATTTTAGCAAGAACTTCTTTAGTTAATTTTAATCTTATTTTATATTCTGGTAAATTGTACGCTATTGCAATAGGTCCTGAAACAATTGGAACATATAATATTTCTCTTGGAGGTTGATTATCTAATTTAGAGTATGGAGCATCTGAAATAGCAAAGTCTACTAAATTATTATTTAGAAAGTTTCTTCCTGCTCCAGAACCATTTCCAGTATAGTTAATTAAACCACCTGTTTGCTGTCCATATAAAACACGACATTTATCTATAAAGTTTAATGCAAATGTAGATCCAGCACCCTTAAGGGATGATTCTGCTGAAGCAGCAGGTAGCGAAAGAAGGCTAACAGTAAAAGTTAGCATTGCGACAATTAATTTTAGTCTCACATATACATAATATCCTGAGTTTTACTATTATTGGTTAATTTAATATGGCTAATAAATGAATATTGAGCAGTTTATCCACATGCTCAGGTGGTATTTTATTTACTTGATTTTGATAGTTTTGGGTTTCTTTTCTTCGGGTATGTTTCTTTCCACAAAGACGCTAAGAATACCGTCTGCCATTTCAGCACGATCTACCTCCATATACTCTCCAAGAGCAAAGGTGCGTGTGAATTTGCGAGTTGCGATACCCTTATGTAGAACATTAGTGTTCTCTTCTTCGGTTTTCTCACCCTTGATAATTAAACTTCCATTATCCACAGAAACCTCGACTTCGTCCTTGCTGAAACCAGCGATGGCCAAAGATAACCTGTAAGTGTCCTCATCAAGTTTTACCACATCATATGGTGGATAAGACTGACGAGTTGCCTCACGATGGATATTTGAAAGACGGTCCAACTCTCGGTTGAAACCAATAAAAAATGGATCCTTAAATAGATCCAATGCAAATGAACTTACCATGTTTCCTCCTTGTTAAGCGAGTTCAATATATACCCCCCTTTGGGCAGGTACATATAAATTATAGCATATTCTCTATAGTCTCTGCAATATGTAGTTGCTGATGTAATCCCCAGTGTCCAGGTGGCCAATAGTCATAATCTGCTGCATGTTCAAAAAAATCATGATCTGCAAATTCTAAATGACATTTTTCTTCTATCATTTTATTTAAAAAAGAACTATCAAAGTAGCCATTATGTAAATCATTAAGTGGTGGCATTTCAATTTCCATATCTATGTGATAACTCCATATAAATTTTATATTATTGCTTTCACAGTATTCAATAAGCATTTTTATAAATAAAATATTATAAAAAACTGCAAATTCTTCTGTTAAAACTTTTTCAGCAAAGTGTGGTGCTTTAGAATATTTTGCAATTTTTTTATTAGATATTAGTCCCTTGCCTATATTACAACAATTTGGATTTTCAGTTTTAAGTCCAAACATAGGAATCTCTAACCTTGACAGTGGAAATACTGCAAAAATATATTTAGGTTTATAAAATTCTTTAAAAAACTGAAATGCCTTTACTACTTGTGCTTGTGCTCCGTCTCCACCTTTTGCTAAATTAATGTAATCTTTATTTAATTTTTTTGATAACAAATAGGGCCAAGTTAATTCTACTGGTAATCCGTGGCCCTCTGTATGCGAACACCCTAAAGTTAAAATTTCTTGATTATTGATTTCATTGCACCTATAGCCGTGAGAATTTAGATTATAATCTATTTTTATTGAATCTGCACCTAAAAAAGGAAAAGCATGACAACTCATATCCTCTAAAGATCTATAAATAGTTTGATTAATATTTTCTTCATTACTCATTAAATCCTCCTATTATTTTACTTTTATAGGCTTCTTGCCATTTCATTATATCATTATGATCATTTAATAAAGGCTGTCCTTTAATATTAAGACTGGTATTAAGTAATACTGGAATCCCAGTCATTATGTACCAGTTAGATAAGACTTCATAAAGTCCAGGATGTTGTTCTTTTGTTACTGTCTGGACTCTTGATGTACCATCTGCATGAACCACTGCAGGTATTCTTTCTGGTTGCAAACACTTAACCGTATATTGCATATAAGGGCTTTCAAATTTCATATCAAACCATTTAGATGCATGCTCTGCCATAACTACTGGAGCAAATGGCCTAAATAATTCTCTTTGTTTAATTAAATTAACTTTATCTTTAATGTTTGGATCCCTTGGATCTGCCAGTATGCTTCTATTTCCTAAAGCCCTTGGACCATATTCCGCTCTTCCTGTTGCTACCGCAGCAATTTTATCTCTTATTAAACTTGTTATAATTTCAGTAACTGGATATTTTCCGCCTAAATCATATCCAAGGTATGGCGTCTTCCAATTAACATGTTTTCCATATAGCGCTACTGCTGCACCCAAAGAAGAACCAGCATCCCCTGGATTTGGCATAATCCAAATATCTTTAAATATATTCCAAAGCAGGGTATTGGCAGAAGAATTAAGTGCACATCCACCCATAAAAACTAAATTAGTTTTACCTGTAATTGCATAAGCCATATGCATAAATTCATTTAATCTTTGTTCATATACAAATTGAACTGCTGCTGCAATATCAAATTTATCTTGCTCTGTTATTAGATCTTCCCAATCAACTATACCTTTATGAAAATTATATTTTTGTTTTGAGTATGATGGAAAATACTCATCAACTTTTCTATAATATTTTTTCCAATCGCCGTAGGCTGCCATGCCCATCATAATATATTCTTCTTGGTTTGGCATAAGGCCAATTAATTGTGTAAATGCTGAATAAAATAAACCAAAACTAATAGGATAATTTTGTTTATATTTTAATTTTATTGTTTCTCCTTCTCCAACCCAAATGGTTGAAGTATTATATTCTCCTATTGCATCAAGAACAACAATGCAAGCATTATTAAATTTGCTAGTGTAATATCCTGCTGCAGCATGAGAGTAGTGGTGCTTAAAGTTTTTTACTGGCACCCTTTTGCCAAAAAGATTGCCTACTATAAATTTAGGCTTCCAGTCACTTTGCCCTCCCCTTAAAAGTAATCTAGATGCTTTTAACAGTGGCTTTTCATAATATGCTACCTGATCTGGAAACCCATAAGACAAAGCATTACTAATTAATTCATCATTAATATACCAATCATTTTTTTTCTTACTATATCTTTCAGCATGCCCTGCAAATAATATTTCTCCGTCTTTAATTAAAGAAACAGATGCATCATGAGATGTTTCGTTAATACCTAAAATTATCATAGTAACTATACATTAATAAGTAAATGTACGCTTATCCTTTTTTCTGAAAAATTTTTTAATTTTAGAATAAAATATATACATATAATATTTAAATTTCATATTGACTCCTAAAAATAAAATAGGGATGTTTTCTACACCCCCATTTTATCATTACAGTTATTAAGTTTTAGTCTTTCTTAACAGCCTTCTTAACTGGCTTCTTGATTGCCTTCAACGCTTCGTCTACAGCCTTTGCTGCAGGCATACGGCCAAATGCTGAATCGTTTGGATTCAACGCTCTTAATGCCACTGGGGCAACTGCTGCTACAAGTGCTGCCCAAAGGTCTTTTGGATCAGTTACTCCAGCAACATATAATGCTGCAACACCAGCAAGGACAGATCGTCCGTATGATGCGAGCATCTTCTTTTGTGTTTCGTTTAACATATTTATTTTCCTCCTAGGATAGGACTTTGGTTATGAAATCATAGCCAAGCCATAATCCTATTATACCAGCAACTCCAGCGAACACTGGCGGTGCTGGAACTGGTAACTTAAAGGCTGCAAACACTACTCCGCAGCCAAATCCTGTTAATATTGAAAATATAACCTCTTTCATCTCTCTCCTTTGTTAAAATTTGGATGATCTATTGGCGTTGCTACTGTAACCAACGCACCACATTTAGCGCATTCTGCATCTAACATGTACAGCCCTAATTCATAATCTAATGGATCAATTTTTACTTTAACCTTTAATAAATCACACCCGCATTCAGGGCATATTGGCGTAGGTATACCCCTTGCATCAATCATTTGGAACGTCCTTTGGATAAATTTTTTCTAATTTTTGAAATGCTTTTTTAAATTTATTAATTGATAATTCATTTGGATAATTTAAGTCATATTCTATTTCTGCTTTATATTCTAATAAGGCTTCATGAACATCTTCTATATACTTATATGCCACATCTCTTGTTTCATTTAAAAAAGAAATAAGATGTTCTTTTTCTACTGATCTATTATTTTTATTTTTAGAGTTTAAATATTCTACATTCTTTATTGCTTCATCAACTGCAATTAATAATTGTAAATTTGTATTCTTTAATCTAACAATAATACTAGATAAAGCAGTTATAATTATAAATAAGATTAAAAATAAAACAAACTCAAACATTTACAACCTCGTGAGTTGGCCAATAATATTTGCAAGGTTCTTTACGATTAGGACAACAAGGAATATTGTTTAAACTTGTTACCGCATACTGAAACTGTGCGTAATACAGCGGATCCTTTTTAAAAAGATTGGCACGATGAGTAGTTATAATACGAAGCATTTTGTTTTCGTCTTGGAAATAATCAGGAATAGCATTGCCCCAGTCATCCCAACAATTTTTTTGTAAACGATTAAGATTTGCTTCATTGTTTTCTGTTTTGATTCCACGATACTTGGCTTCAGTAACCATGGCTTGAATATAATTCCAAAGGCCACGTTCAAAGCCACGCCACATTAAAACCGCTGGATGATTTTTCCAACCACCAGTAGGTGATTTGCCAGATAAAACATTTAAAATCTGATAACCTTCTAAAATTTGTTTATTAAGTCGTTTGCTATCTAGCATACGAGCAGAGACTTTATAATCTGATTGTGGTAGAAATGTTTGCATTACTCTTTACCGCCTTCACGAACTAATAGGACAATTGCTCCATTATCCTCAAGTGCCTTTTTGACTCTTATCATATATTCTACAGCACGACGCTTATCTTCGTCAAGTAGTGACATAAAAGATTTTTCTGATGCACGAACAGTAATAAAACTATCATTATCCACTAACTCTAAACTAAAGCCTTTAGGGCAAAAATGATCTAAGGACTTAAATGCTCTACGCATAGAATCTGTATACATTATTTTCTACCCCATTTGATTTTATTCCATACACGCTCATGTACATAGTAAATAAATACTTTAATTACCGTTTCCCAAAAAGCAATATTAGCAGAAAGTGTTGCATCTCTTGTAAAAATATATACAACAGCAACCGAAGATA